CGTGCCGTCGAAGGTTCGCCAGATCAGCGTGGATATCGCGGCCTACAACCTCTACTCCCGCAGCGATCTGGAAATGCCGGAAATCCGGGCGGACAGGAACAAAGAGGCGATTCGTTTCCTGGAAAAGGTGGCGGAAGGGAAAATCAAGCTCGGATCGGCGACGCCCTCTCCCGCCAATACGGACAACACGGTGAATATGGATTCCAATGACCGGAATTTCACCAGGGACAAAATGTCGGGGTTTTAGATGATCGAGGATATTCAGGAAGACATTATTGAGCAATTGCAGAAGATCACTTCCGTGGCCAGCGTCGGCGTCTGGCAAGGCGATATCGAGGATCTGCTCAAGTCTCCCCAGCGCCTGCCTGCCCTGAACGTGATCTACCACGGCGCTGATTTCGATGAGAAAAAGGTCATCGGAACGAACCGGGCCGATCACCAGATGGACTTCCTCATCGTCCTGGTCTCCAGGAACCTCAAAAGCAGGGAGGCCGGTGCGTCTGACGCCTACACGATCATCGAGGCGGTCAGAAACTACCTCATCGGCCACCAGATCAGCCCTTACGGGTGGCTCTGGCCTGTCAGGGAGGACCTGGTGACGGCTGAGGGAGGGCTCTTGGTCTATGGGCTCAATTATCGTCTGAAAACGAATGTTATTGCAACCGAGCCGGTCCCTGAACCGGAACCGTAAAAAGGAGGATTTATGAAGAAACTCTACTATGAAGAAGGGCCGAAAATCATGGGCTGCGGCATTGCCGGGCAGTTCAAGATCGGCGTCCCGAAGGAGGTCCCCGACGACGTGGCGGCCGTCCTGCTCCGCAAGGGGAGGCTGAAGGAATACCAGGAAAATCAGCCGGAGACCGCATCCGGCCGAGGCAAGAAGGGAAAGGAGGAATAACCCATGTCTCAGCAATCAGGGGCCAACGCCGTATTGATCTTCGATACGGAAACGACCTACAAGACCACGCCGGTTTCGCCGGATGCCCATGTTTTGCCGTTCACGACCGAATCTTTACGGCTGAACCGGAATCTCATCTCGTCCGACACGATCCGTTCGAACCGCAACCCCCAGGCCCCGGTCCGGGGAAACGTGGACGTCTCCGGCGACATCAATTTCGAGCTTTCTCCTCAGTACGGGAAGCTCTTCAAGCACATCTTCGGGAGCTACGGCGTCGCGGGCGGATCGGCACCCTACACGCACACCTACAAGATCGGCGCGCTGCCGGTAGGGATGTGCATCGAGAAGCAGTTCACGGACCTGGCCAGCGACAAGTATTTTCTCTACAACGGCTGCCGGGTGAATAGTTTCAAGCTGGCGGCCAAGCCGGAAGGGATGATCGATTGCTCCGTCTCTATCCTGGGGGCAAAAGAAACCATCGGCTCCTCCACCTTCGACGCCACGGCGACCGACAACGGCCATACGCCCTTCGACGGCTTCGAGGGATCAGTCAAACGCGGCGGCTCCTCCCTGGGCACCGTCACCGAGATCGACTTCACCCTGGAGAACAATTTGGACGGCAATACCTATGTCCTTGACGGCACCGGCCAGCGCTACAGCCTTCCCGAGGGCCGGGCGAAGGTGACCGGCAACTTGAAGATCCTCTTCGAGGACGACACGCTCTACGCCCTGGCGCTGGCCCACACCGAGACGACCCTGGAGATCCACTGCACGAAGGGCGCGGGCACGGGTGCTTCCGCCGGCAACGAGAAAATGAGCTTCTATTTCGACGAGGTGATCTTCAAGCCCCAGTCGCCGGTGATCCAGGGGCCCACGGGCCTGCTGGTGGAGCTGCCCTTCGAGGCCTACTACAACGACGATGCCGACGCCTCGGCCCTGAGGATGGTGCTGCTGAGCCCGATCGGGACGTTCTAAGGAGGGTTTATGGATTACAAAACATACGATATCAACGGGAAGATTTATGAGCATCGCCCCCAGGTATTGGGGCAGCTCAAGCAGCTTGAGAATCTTCTGAAAGGGACATCCATTCCCGCCGGCGCCGATGCGTGGGGCTTGCTTTCCGCCCTGGGCGAGAAAACGCCCCATGCTCTGGCGATCATCCTGACGGAAAAAGGAAAGTCTCCCGCTGAAAAAGATATCGACACCCTGGCGGAAGAGATGGCTTGGGGCATGGATATCGGCTGCGTCCTGGAGATCGTAACCGATTTTTTTTCTATCAACCCGCTTTCTTCCGTCTTCGAGAAGGTGGTGGGATTGCTGACGATGGTCACCGATCAAGTGCTGGCGATACGGACTGGCATACCGGCCTCTGCGTCCTCCTCGGAGGAGGTGATATAACCAAGAGGGACAGCATCTCCTGGAACGTCACATTGGCCGAGGCTGAGGAATGGGCGAAGGAGGTTATCCGGAACCGTTGGTGGTGGTTGGAGGCCCTATTCGGCAGGCGGACGGAGGCGGGATCCATTGCAGGCCTGACCCCAAAGACAGCGGCTGATGAATTTTGCGCAGCCTGTAAAGCGGCGAAAAAAAACAAGGATTGCGGAAGTTGCGACAAACGGATTTATGTCAGGGCAAAGGATTGACGGCCTTGTCCCAAGCGGCACGGGCCGCGTCCCAGAGTCGGGCCTGCTCGCGATCGATCCGCCGCTGCTCCCGGTGCCAGGCGATAAACCAGGCAATGATAAACAATAAGATAATTACTTCCATAAGAACAATCATAGGTGTTTGAAGTGGAAAGTCAAGGGAAAATACAGCTCATCATCGAGGCCCAGGATAAGGCGACAAAAGCACTGAACGAGCTGCAAAAGCAATTCGGTCTTCTAACGGATGCATTGCGGGCGACCCAGGCCGCCCGGGAAGAATACGAAAAAGGGTCCAAGGCGCTGGCCGCGGCCGACAAATGGGTGACGGAGGCCCAGGCGTCGGAATTGCAGAAACGTAAGGATCAGGTCGCCGAGGCCGCCGATGAGCAGCGGCGGTCATATCTGGAGGCTTACAATGTCGGGATTCTCGACCGGGAGGAATATGAGCAAAAACTAACGGCACTGACGCTGGCGGAAAAAGAGCAAATCACCAAGCTAAATATGGAATATGACAAGACCGTCCGGGAAGCGGAGATCAACACCCGCCTGGCCGCCCTCGATCTCCTGGAGAAGGAGGGGACGGCCCACCGGGCGACCCTCGCCGAACGTATCGAGTTGACCAGGGAATTGATCCGGTCTGAGGAAGAGCATCTGGCGACGATGGACAAAGACAAGGACGAGGCGGCCTGGTATGCCCAGAGCGACAAGATCAACGCCGCCCGGAAGTCCTACGCCGATCTCACCCGCGAGATGACTATGACGGACCCCTTCGGGGCGATGAAGCTGGCGATGACCGATCTGGGGAACAAATGGACCGATGTCGGACAGCAGATGTACGACGTCGCCCAAAGCACCGCCCAGGCCATGCAGCAGGCCTTCAGCGACTTCTTTTTCGACGCCTTTACGGGGAAGCTCAAGACCCTCGGAGATTATGTGACCTCCTTCTGCAATGCCGTCAGCCGGGCCGTGGCCAACGCCCTATCACAGCAAATGAGCGCGGGAATCTCCGGCGGTATCGGGCAATTGTTTTCCTTTCTATCGCCTACCCCCACCGCCGCCACGGACCTATCGGTGGCTCTGGCGGGGTATCATTCCGGAGGCATGGGCGGTGAGCCGACCTTCTTCCGCATCGTCCCCAACCTGGACATCCTGCCCCGGTATCATCGGGGCCTCGGCCCCGGCGAACGCCTGAGCGTCACCACCGACGCAGAATCGACCATGACCCCCGGCCAGCGCCGGGACTTCTTCCGCCTGGCCGCGGCATTCGGCGCCCGCGGCGCCCGCCCGAATGTGGAAGAAAAACACGTGCATGTCCATCTGACCGTCAACGCCCTGGATTCGCGCAGCGTCGCCCAGACCCTACAGCAGCACGCCGTACAGATAACCGGCATCGTCAATCAGGCCTTCAACAGACATGGACGAAGGGGGCCGAACGGATGAGCGGAACCTATCCCACCACACCCAGCTTCGCGTCAATGCGGTTCTTTTCTCATACGCCTACCCTGGTGTCGTGGTCCCATAGTCTGGTTCGCCAGGTGCGCAGCAAGGGAGCGCAGCGGTGGCAGATCGAGGCCGAATATCCCCCGAATCTCACCCGCGCCGAGTTGGCCCCCATTGTGGCGTTCCTGATGGCCCAGCGCGGACAATATGAGCCCTTCACGCTGATCCCGCCCGCCCTATGGTCCACGCCGCGGGGAGTCGCCGGCGGGACGCCTTTGGTCCATGCCGATACCCCCCCTGCCGGGCGCACCGTCGAAACCAAGGGATGGACACCCTCGCAAACGGGGATACTTTTGGCCGGGGATTTCATCAAATTTGCGGGGCACACCAAGGTCTATATGGTCACGGCGGATGCAAACAGCGATGGATCAGGATATGCCACCCTGTCCATCGAGCCGGCCCTATTGTCCATTCCCGCCGACGATGAGGCCATCGTCGTTTCTTCCGTTCCGTTCACCGTGGCCCTGGCGTCGGATACGTTCGATTTCGGCGTCCGAGGCCCGGATATCCACGATCTGAAGGTGCAATTCGTGGAGGTATTCTGATGGCCGACAGGGATGCCACTGCCGCCGTCATCACCGAACTGGGCGCCGCCAAGAACCAACCGGTGCACCTCATCGAGGTGACCGTGGAAGACGCCGACGGCAACGCCATTGTGACCTACATGACCGACGCCTGGCGGGATATCTCCTGGGGCGGTCATGACTATCGTGCCCTCGGTCATTTCCTGGGATTCACGGATGTGGAGGAAACCGCCGACGTGCAGGTCAATTCCCTGACCCTGTCGCTTTCCGGAGTGGATCAGGCATGGATCAGCGCCTTTCTCTCTCATTACTATATCGACCGTCCCGTGAAGATCTACAAGGCATTACTCGATGCCACCACGATGGCCGTTATTTCCAGCCCGATCCTGATTTTCGAGGGGCGCATGGACGAGCCCGGCATCGAAGAAAACCCGGAAGACGGATCATGTGTCGTCACCGTCTCCGCCACCAATATCTGGGTGGATTTCGAGCGCAAGGCGGGGAGGCATACCAATCATGAGGAGCAGCAAATATTCTTTCCCGGCGATCTGGGCTTTCAGTATGCCAGCGAGGTGGTCAAAGACATCACCTGGGGGCGCAAGTAAATGGATATCGAGCGCGAACTCAGACTCATCGACTTCGTGAAGGCGAGCCGTGGCCGTCCCTTCGCCTGGGGGAGATGCGACTGTAACGTCTTCGCCCTGGAGGCGATGGACGCCGCTTACGGCACCGACCTCGCCGGGCTTATCCGGGGCAGATATGACTCTCTGCTGGGCGCATTTCTCTTTCGCCGCCGGGTGCCCGGCAGCCTGATCAATATCCTGAAAGCCGCGGGGTTCGTGGAAGGGAAAAGGGGTTTCGAACAGACCGGGGACCTCTTGATAGTGGAAGACTCGAAGTGGGAGATGGTACATATCTACTTGGGATCACAAGTAGTGTCCGCCTTTCCGGATGGAGGCGTCCAGACGTTCCCCATGCGTGATCTACGGGATAAGCCATACAGCGTTTGGAGGATGCCGCCATGCCGCCCGTAATCGTAGCCGTGGGGGCGATGGCGGCGGCTTACGGGGCTGCCGCCGCGGTAACCGGCGCAGTCATCGCGGGGGTCACGATCACCGCCGGGATGGGCGCCGTCATCGGCGGCGCCGTGGCGATGGGCGTGTCCATTCTCGGCAACATGGCCGTCAATGCCTTGGGCCTCGGCCCCCAGGCATCGACGCCGACCATGCCCGAGTTGGGCATGTCACCCTTCCAGAACGCCCGCAGTTATCTCCTGAACAAGCAGAGCAACAACGAGCGCATCCCCGTGATCTACGGTTCCCGCCGCGTCGGCGGAACGCTCGTCTTCGTCGAGACCACGGGGGATTCCAACGAATATCTTCATCTGGTGATCTCCCTCTGCGAAGGACCTATCTCGGCCATCAATACGGTATATCTGAACGACGTCGCATCTACGGACGGCAAGTTCTCCGGCCTGGTGGACATATACCGGCATCTCGGCGCCGACGATCAGCTCGCCGACAACCAGCTTATGGCCGCCACCCCCAAATGGACGGAGAATCACCGCCTACGGGGTGTCGCCTATCTCTATGTCCGTCTCAAATACGATCAGGATGCCTTCTCCGGCGGCCTGCCCACGATCACCGCCGATGTGGACGGGCGCACGGTATACGATCCCCGCGACGCGACGACGAAATTCAGCCGCAACCCGGCGCTGTGCATCCGCGATTATTTGACGGATACACGTTATGGCCGCGGCCTCGATGCGGCCTCGATTGACGATGCCGCCATTGCCGTCGCCGCCAATTATTGCGATGAAGAAGTGACGGTGGGGGGTGTCACCCAGCCCCGCTATACCTGCGACGGGATCGTGGAGGTGGACGATACGCCCCTGTCCATCGTGGGCAAACTGTTGACCTCCTGTCGGGGGTGGCTGATCTTCACCGCCGGCCTCTATAAATTGATCATCGACAAGCCGGAAACGGCGACAGGCTTCGCTTTTACGGAGGACAATATCACCGGGGCATGGAAGATCTTCGGGGGAAGCAAAAAAAACACCTTCAACCGCCTGCGGGTGAACTTCTTCAATCCCGACAAGTCTTGGCAGGCGGATATCACTTCCGTGGAATCAACGGCCCTGCGCGCCCTGGACAACGGCCTGGTCCTGGAAAAGACCATTGATCTTCCCTTTACCGCCAATATCAACACGGCCCGGCAGATAGCCACCATCGCCCTGAATCAGTCCCGGCAGCAACTGGCCTGTCAGTTCCGGGCCTTTATCGAGGGTCTGCGCTGCGAGGTCGGCGACGTGGTTACCATCACTCATTCCACCCCCGGTTGGACGGGCAAGGAGTTTCGGATCGTCAGGATGGCCCTTCGCAATGATGACGAAGTCGAGGTCACGGCCATTGAATACGACGCCACGGTTTATGATTTCGGAACAATATCCGCCGTGGACGCCACGCCCAACACCAATCTGCCCGACCTGACCGCCACGGCGGCCCCGGTCAACCTGCAAGTGACCGAGGAGCTATACTACACCGCTACGGGGAAGGGCGTCCAGGTGCGGGCGAACCTCGTCTGGGAGGCATCGCCGGACGCTTTCGTGACCACCTACGATGTCGAGTATAAGGCGTCCGCCGATACGGATTGGACCTTTTCCACAACCACCAAGAGCCGTGCCGCCTCCGTATATGATTTGGCTGCCGGCCGGTATGACTTCCGCGTCCGGGCCGTGAATACAATGGGCGTCGCCTCGCCCTGGACGGTGTCGCCCAATGTGCTGCTGGCCGGCTTGACCACCCCGCCCGCCGACATCACCGGTTTGGTGTTGCGGCCCCTCGAAGGCCAGGCCCATCTGCAATGGGACCGGGCCTCGGAATTGGATGTGCTGCACGGCGGTTATATCAAGGTCCGCTATGCCAATCTGCAATCAGGGGCGACCTGGGAAGGCGGACAGGACATCGGCCCCGCCCTGGCCGGATCGTCGACCAATGCCGTGCTGCCCCTCATGCCGGGGACATATATGGTCAAGGCCGTGGATTCATCCGGTAATTACAGCGCCAACGCCGCTATGGTGGTCACTAACGCGCCGTCCATCCTCTCCATGAATTTCGTTGATAGTCAGGACGAAGCGGCGGGCGGTTTTACCGGTAATAAAACGCACTTGGTAATGGACGGGGCGGTCCTCAAGCTGGATATCGAGCCATATGAAATCGACCAGGAAGACGGCGACGCCATTTTGACCGAGATATGTGGCGTGCGGTGGCGCCTGACCACAGAAGACAGCGACGACATGCAGCAGACCGAGATATGTGGCGTGCGGTGGCGCCTGACCACAGAAGACAGCGACGACATGCAGCAGGAGGAGTATGAGGTCCCATATGGCACCGGCGGCGATACCCTATACAATGATGAATGGTCCGGCACCGATACGGTTTGGAAGACGGGCACATACCTCTTCGCCAATGCCGTTGATTTGGGGGGTGTGTATGTGTCGCGGGTATGGAGCGACTTCCAGTTCAGCAGCTATCAGATCAACGATCTGATCGACAACCGCGCTCTGACCGCGGACGAATGGCCGAATTGGGACGGTGAGGCCGCCGAACATACCGGGGCGACGCTCTATGTGCGCACCACGGAAGACGACCCGGCGGGAGTGTCGCCCGATTGGACCGGCTGGGCGCCCTTCACTATTGCCGACTATAAGGCGCGGGGTTTCGAGTTCAAGGTCGAGGCCTATACGGAGAACCCCAACTACGGCGTGGCGATCACGGCATGTAGGGTTACCATCGACATGCCGGACCGGACGGAGCGGGGAAATAATGTCTCCGTCGGCGCCGGCGGGCTGGTGATCACGTTTGCCAGGCCCTTCAAGGATACTCCGGCCATCGGCGTTACCGTGAACAATATGGCCGCAGGTGACTATTACGTCGTATCGTTGCAATCGAGAACGGGATTCACCGTCAATATCTACGATTCCGGCGGCGTCGGTGTGGCCCGAATTGTCGACTGGATGGCGGCGGGATATGGAGGCGAGGAATGAGTCAGCATGATTACGTCATCGACAACGGATCGGGAGCGGCGGTGCGGACGGACATAAACAACGCCTTGCAGGCCCTGGCGAGCCTGAATGCCGGAGCGTCGGAGCCGGCGACCACATATGCTTATATGTTCTGGGCGGACACCGTCAACTCGCTGCTAAAAATGCGGAACGGATCGAATACCGGCTGGGTGAGCCTGGGTAATTTCACCCTGGCGAATCTGGGGCATTTGACCGGTTATTTCCCCGCCGGCACGAAGATGGTGTTTTACCAGGCGGCACCGCCGCCCGGATGGACCAAGGACACCAGCCATAACGACAAGGCCCTACGGGTCGTCTCCGGTTCCGGCGGCGGCAGCGGCGGCACCCACGCCCTCAGCTCGCCTCCGGCGCATACCCACGATCTCGGCAATCATACCCATACCGCTCCGGAGACGGGAAGCCATGTCTTGACCAAGGCGGAGTTGCCGCCCCACGTCCACACCACCATAGCCTACAACAAAGCGAGCATCTGGGACACCGGCCATATTAACGGATACAAATGGCATTCCAATAGCGATCTTACCACGACCGGTGATGGTTCCGCCGACGGTCTGGCCGGCGCCGGGCATACCCATCCCTCCGGAGGCGCTACCTCTACGCCGTCCAAGAACACGTCGGGCGCGGCGTCGGCGACATTCAGCCCACAGTATATCGACGTCATCGTCGCCATTAAAGACTGATGGGCGACGCCGAAAAAAGAAAGGATGTTGATATGGTGGAAATTAGAACAATCTGCCCCTTGGGGTCCAAATGCGAAGAAGTGAAGGATGGAGCGATCATGCGCTGCGCCTGGTATACCAGGCTGGTAGGCAAGGACCCCCAAAGCCATGTGGAATATGACGACTGGCGCTGCGCCATTGCCTGGCTGCCCATCATGCAAGTAGAAGTGGCCCAGACCAACCGGGGCCAAACGGAGGCGATTTGCTCGATGCGCGACGAGACCATCAAGCGGCAGGATGTATTCAATCTCCTGGCCGCTCGCAGTATCGAAAGAAAGGAGATGATAGCCAATGGCTGACAAGAAAATCAGCGAACTGACCGCCCTGACGGCGCCGGCAAATGACGACATACTGCCGATCGTCGATACGTCCGCCGCCGTGACGAAGAAGATCACCTTGGCAAGTTTGTTTGGGAACATTGTGGCTTCTTTGGTGGCCGCTGCGGGCAGTACCTATTCCATCGGTTCGGCGAGTGTCCGCTGGTTGAAGGGATGGTTCGACAGCATTGCCGTGACGAATATCGACGGGGATGTAGACACCGAAAACATCAACCCCAAATCGGATAACAGTTACCGGCTCGGGTCGGTCACAAAACAATGGGCGAATGGTTATTTTGCTCAGATTACCCTGGGCGGGGTCGGAAAGACGGTGTGGCCGTCGGCAGTGGCAGGCAGCAACGGCGCGGTCATTCAATCCGGGACGATCACACTCCAGGGGCAGGACGGAGTGACCGTGACGCATAATCATGGCAGCACCAGCTACCTGGTTAAGACCAACGTAACCGGCCTCGGCAATCTCGGCAGGATCGGAGACATCGCCTACGTGAAGGCGGCGAACACCGTGGTCATTTATAACAGCGGCATATCCGGTATCTCTGCTGATGTAGAGATCTCGGCGATTGCATAGGGGGGCACCATGATCATTGGCAATAACGATAAAATCAGCGTTCAGGGATCGACCTTTAACCTCGCCGCCTTTGCCTGCGCCCAGGGCAACGTCGCGGCCCAGGAGGTCGATTTGACGCCCTATCAGGGGCAGACGGTGCGGGTCTACCTGGACGGCAATCTCCAGATCCGGATCAACCCGAAGGAGGACATGTTCTGGCAACTTGCGGAAATGACCCTTCCGGCGCCTCAAAGTCGCCAGGTGCAGCAGGGAACCATCGAGGTGGAAAAAACGGAATCGGCGACAATCTTACGGGGCGAAACGGACCTTGACGCCGTGCCGGGCATCGACGGGCGAGAGATCGTTGCCGTCGGCCATTACTGGCAGAACCTGCGGAAAGGCATCGAATGGAAGGCAGAGGCAACCGGGGTGCGCTGGATCGGCGAGAGATCCCCGCAGACCGGGGAGGAATATCCCGTCGAGTTGAAGGAGATCTCCGAGGAACCGTATATGGTATCGGTGATTGATGCGCTCGATCTTGACGGCGTAACCATTCAAGTGTTCGAAAATCCGGCATAAGGAGGACGATATGGGAAAACGAACCAGTTTATGGATTTTGGAAAAGGCAATGCAGTTTGACACCCGCCTCGACGTCTATGTGGACGTCGACGGGAACGAAAGCGTGATGAAGTGGATTCCTCCTTTTCGGGCCTGCCGGGCGCTGACGGCCAATGCGGCGGTGGCGACGCCGTCAGGGACTGTCGGCGATTTCTTCCATCCCGATGACATCCAGAGCGGCTGGGTGGAGGATACCGATTATGAAGTCATCGGTTATTCTACCCGGTTGACGAGCGGGACGCTGGTCGTCGGGAAATGGTACCGGATCATCAGCTATGCCGGCGACGACGATTTCACCAACGTGGGCGCGCCGCAAAACGTTGCCGGGACGTATTTCTGCGCCACGGGAACAACCCCGACGCATTGGGCGCATAGCTCGGTTCTGGAACAAAACGGGATGGGCGGCTATTGGGTCGATATGTACCTCTGCTCGTCTCCCACAGCTACCTCGTCCGCTCTCGGATCTGTCTGCAACGGAACCGACCTGAACCGGAAAGCCTATGTCTCCCAGCCGGGTGTCGCGCCGATGGTGAATCAGACCATCGAGCATTTTCGGACCTACCTGAAGGCCAGGTTCAATTACGGCGGCTTCGCCGGAGCCCCTGCAGGAACCGGATGGGCCGGTAAGGGCGGTCTGCTGACGGATGCCCACTGGTTCGATCTGTGGATCTGGACCAGGATCAACCGCTGGCTGCTTCGTGGCAATACCTACGGGTACAGCGCTTCAAACCACATCCCTCAATGGCACCTCAATGCCAATGACATCGGCATTCTGGACACCTACCAGAGCGCTTCTTATGGGGCATCCATAACCGGCGGCGGTGGGAAGTTTTGGGACATCCCGATCAGTGATTTCTGCGGGAACCGCTGGGAGTTCACGGACGGCTTGCGGCTGAATGGCGGGGCGATCTACACGGCTGGCAAGAAGGTCAACCCGTTTGCAGCGGCGAGCGACGGCTATAGTCACGCCAGCTTTACCAACACGGGCCTTTCCGTCTCCGGATGCACATCCAAGCAATCGGTAGCATCCTACCGTGCGGAAGCTGCACTGAAGCTGCACGGGATCCCGGCCAGCACAACCACTGCAGGCGCGGGCGGCTTTGACGGCCAGGGGTTTTGGTTTAACCTTACTTCTGAGCGAATTGCTCTTCGCGGTGGTCCTTGTTCCGCCGGGGCGCTTTGCCCCGGGGCGCTCAACGTCGATTACGCCCCGTCCTACAGCCATTGGTCTCTCGGCGCGCGCGCAGTACTTGTTCCCTGAACCCTGGGCCCTGTGTTCTGACCCTCCTGCCCGATAGGGCAGGGGGGAAAAGGCCCTTAAAAAATACGCGGCCGTGCGCTTCAGCGCACCACCGCTGAGATAAAAGGCGGACAGTATTCCAGGGCGTTGGCCCTCCCCAGACCAGGCGATGAGAACGCCCGACGGGATAACCCGCTACCATCCGCACAGTGAAACCGAAGGGAATATAGCAGGGTTACTCCCATAAATCAATTTCGAGGAGGACCGACAAGATGAACAGTTTTTTAGCGTACATGGGCGGAAAGTCGTTATTGGCCAGGAAAATCATTCCGAAGATCCCGGAGCACAAATGCTACGTGGAAGTCTTCGCGGGAGCTGCCTGGCTGCTATTCAAGAAGGAAGAAAGCGTTTCGGACGTGGAAATCATCAACGACATCAACCTGGACCTGATAACCCTGTACCGGGTGGTAAAACACCATCTGGAGGAGTTCATCCGGTATTTCAAATGGGTTCTGGTCTCGCGGGATGAATTCTACCGTTTTCGCAAGGAAGTGCCGGAGAGCCTGACGGACATCCAGCGGGCGGTCCGGTTTTACTACCTCCTCAAGCTGGGCTATGCGGCCAGGATAAAGGACCCGTCCTTTTCCATCGCCACAACATCGAAGCCACGCCTGAACCTCCTGCGGATCGAGGAGGCGGGGTCCTTTAACCGGGTGGAATCTCGATGGAAGAGTTGATCTTAAAGCAAAAACACGAAGACATGATGCTCTATGGCTACAGTTGCCTGCGGCAGTTTCCCAAAAGCGAGAAGCACACGCTTTCAGCGGAGATTCGCCAGTCGATGTACGAGATCGACAAGCACATCATTCGTGCCCAGAAGCGGTACTTTAAGAAGACAACCCTCCAGGATCTGGACATCGAGATCGCCCATTTGAGGACCAAAGTACGATTGGCCAAAGATTTGGAGTTCCTGCCATTCAACAAGTACGAGAATTGGGAAAAGATGATTGTCGAACTTGGCCGGATGGTGGGTGGGTGGCTCAAAAAGCTGCCCGCAG